CCAGTAGAAGAGTACACGCCAAGCAAGGGAAGTGATAAGATTGCCCGTGTAAACGCTGTTTCCGACTTGTTTTCATCGGGAATGGTGTGGTGTCCTGACACTCGCTGGGCTGACGAGGTTATGGAGGAGTGCGCTTCTTTTCCCAATGGCGACCATGACGACTTAGTAGACTCAACCAGTCAGGCTCTGTTAAGATTTCGCAAAGGTGGTTTTCTTCGTTTAAACACTGACCGTGAAGACGATGTTCAGCCATTTAAACGCAAAGTGGCGTACTACTAAGGATTCATATGTCGATAGAAAAAAGTCTATACCAAGCACCCCAAGGAATTGAAAGCCTTGACGAAGCGCCCGATATTGAAATAGAAATTGAAGACCCAGAGGCGGTACACATCAATATCGGTGGTATGGAAATTGACATCGAGCCAATGGATGAAGAAGGTTTTGATGACAACCTTGCAGAATACTTAGACGAGGATGTAGTTCAATCCATCGTAGAAGAACTTGTTAGCGATTATGACGATGACGTAGCCTCCCGCAGAGACTGGATGCAGACCTATGTTGATGGTCTAGAACTTCTGGGTATGAAGATTGAAGACCGCACCGACCCTTGGGCTGGGGCTTGCGGTGTATACCACCCATTACTATCCGAGGCGTTAGTTAAATTCCAAGCAGAAACCATTATGGAAATTCTGCCAGCCAGCGGACCAGTCAAGACTGAGATTGTTGGCAAAGAAACCGCAGAGAAAAAAGATGCGGCAATGCGTGTCCAAAACGACATGAATTACCAAATCACGGACGTGATGGTGGAGTACCGTCCTGAGACAGAGCGCATGCTCTGGGGCTTGGGTCTTGCTGGTAATGCTTTCAAGAAGGTCTATTACGACCCTAACATTGAACGCCCTGCCGCCATATTTCTACCCGCAGAGGACGTGGTTGTGCCTTATGGCGCTTCCAACTTAGAAAGTGCGGAGCGTGTAACGCATGTTATGCGTAAAACAGAAAACGAGATTCGCAGATTACAAGTTGCGGGTTTCTACCTAGATTGTGATTTGGGCGAACCCAACAACACAATGGACGAGGTAGAAAAGAAAATTGCCGAGAAGATGGGCTTTAGGGCTACTACCGATGACCGCTATAAGTTGTTGGAGATGCACGTAAATCTTGACTTGGTAGGTTATGAGCACAAAGGAAAAGACGGTGAGCCTACAGGAATTGCGCTGCCATACGTTGTCACTATTGAAAAAGGCAGCAGGAAGTGTTTGTCTATTCGCAGAAACTGGAAAGAAGACGACAAGACTTATCAAAAGAGAACTCATTTTGTCCATTATGGATACGTGCCGGGCTTTGGCTTTTATTGCTTTGGTCTTATCCATCTTGTGGGCGCTTTTGCTAAGTCTGGTACTTCTCTTATCCGACAACTGGTTGATGCGGGTACATTGTCCAACCTCCCCGGTGGATTTAAGACTCGTGGGCTGCGAGTTAAAGGTGACGACACACCAATAGCGCCAGCAGAATTCCGTGACGTTGACGTGCCGAGCGGAACAATCAAAGACAACATAATGACGCTCCCGTACAAGGAGCCAAGTCAAGTCTTGATGTCCTTGCTCAACCAAATCGTGGAAGAGGGGCGTAGATTTGCTGGAGCGGCTGACATCCAAATATCGGACATGTCTGCCAACTCCCCAGTGGGTACAACTTTGGCAATCCTAGAGAGAACCATGAAAGTGATGAGTGCGGTTCAAGCCCGTATCCATTACTCTCTAAAACAAGAGTTGCGACTCCTCAAAGAAATCATTCGTGACTACACACCAGAGGAGTATCCATATGAACCTACGCAGGGTGATAGACAGGCTAAAAAGTCCGATTACGACATGGTGGATGTTATTCCCGTGTCGGACCCGAACGCTGCTACGTTATCGCAGAAAGTTGTTCAATACCAAGCGGTTATCCAACTTGCACAAACTGCCCCCCAACTCTATGACTTAGCCTATCTGCATCGCCAGATGTTAGATGTGCTGGGTATCAAGAATGCAGAGAAGTTGGTCAAACTGGATGATGACGCACAACCGCTCGACCCAATCAGCGAGAACATGAATGCGGTCAACGGCAAACCAATGAAGGCGTTTATCTACCAAGACCACGATGCCCATATTGCAGCGCACCAAGCATTTATGACTGACCCTGTGGTCACTAAGACCATAGGACAAAACCCACAAGCCAACCAAATTATGGCGGCTCTTCAGGCTCACATGGCTGAACACTTGGGCTTTCAGTACCGCTCACAGATTGAAAAACAACTGGGCGTTGCTTTGCCAGAGCCAGACAAGTCGTTGCCTCCTGTTATCGAGGTTCAACTTTCTCGCTTGGTTGCCACGGCAAGCCAGCAGTTGTTGGAAATCCACAAAGGAGAAGCGGCTCAACAAAAGGCGCAAGAGCAACAGCAAGACCCATTGGTTCAGTTGCAACAGGCAGAACTGCAAGTCAAACAGCAAGATGCCCAGCGCAAAGCCCAAAAAGATGCAGCCGATTCCCAAGCGAAGATTGCTCAAATCGAAACCGAGCGTATGCGTATTCAGCAACAGGCTCAGTCCGAACAAAACAAAATTCAAGCAGAGGCAGAGCGCCATGCCATTGAATCGCAGGAAAAGATGGCTCTTGAGAAATTACGACTTGGCGTAGAAGTAGCCAAAGAAAATGCCCGAATCAATAAAGGCAACACATGAACGACAAAATCCTAAAACTTCTATCTCAAAAGATAGATGACAAAGTGGCACAACTTCAGGAAGGCTTGGGTAGCGGAAGCGCCAAAGACTACGTGGAGTACAAAGCAATGGTCGGTGAGATAAAAGGTCTTCTTACTGCCCGTTTAAACATCCAAGACCTACAAAAACACCTTGAGGAGTCTGATGACGACTGAAATCCTACTGGCTACCAATCCAGACAACCCACAAATAATTGGTTCAATCAGCAAAACTGCTGAAGAAAAAGCAAAACAACTTCCTCGCCCAAGCGGATACCACATTCTGTGTGCGATTCCCGAAGTCGAAGAAGAAATGGAGTTAGGTGACAGCGGCTTTTCTTTGATTAAAGCCGATGAAACTATGCGCCATGAAGAAATGCTTACAACTGTCCTATTTGTAGTGGACTTAGGTCCGGATTGCTACAAAGACCCCACCCGTTTCCCCTCTGGAGCGTGGTGTAAAAAAGGCGATTTTGTCCTAGTGCGTCCCAACTCAGGCTCACGTCTTGTCATTCATGGCAAAGACTTCCGCATGATTAATGATGACACCGTGGAGGGAGTCGTGGACGACCCACGAGGAATCAAACGCAAATAAGGAGCGTACAACATGCCAGAATTTGAAAAACCCGGCTTTAAGTTTCCTGACGAGGGCACAGAAGTTGTTGCCAGAGAAGGGGAAGAAAAGGACGATATCAAAATCGAGATAGAAATCGAGGACGATAGACCAGAACAAGACCGAGTAGACCCACTTCCTGAGAGTGTCAAGGAAGAACTCTACGAGGACGAACTAACCGACTATTCGGCAAAAGTTAAAAAGAAACTTTTGCAGATGAAAAAACTTGCTCACGATGAAAGACGTGATAAAGAACAGGCGTTTAGGGAGCAACAAGAGGCTCTATCGTTGGCTCAACGAGTGATGGAAGAGAATAAAAGACTCAAAAATCACCTCAATGAGAATGAAAAGAGTATCTTGCAGACTGTTACCAAAACCGTGGAAATGGAAATGGAACAGGCTAAACGAGCATATCGTGAAGCCCATGAGTCTGGTGATACAGAAAAAATGCTTGAGGCGCAGCAAAAGTTAACCGAAATTTCCATGAAACAGGAAAAGGTTAAAAACTTTAAGCCTACCCCTTTACAAGTAGAAAATCCTGTAGTACAAACTAGGCAAGAGGTGGCAACACCACGTCCTGACCCAAGTGCGGTTGCTTGGCAACAAGAAAACACATGGTTTGGTCAAGATAAGTTGATGACAGGCATGGCGTTAGCCTTGCACGAACAACTTAAAGAAGAGGGCGTGGTATTATCATCACAAGAGTATTACAGACGCATTGATAATACGATGCGACAACGGTTCCCAGAGAAATTTGAGACCGACACAGAATCAAACGAGTCACCTCGTACACGCCCAAGCACGAACGTTGCACCAGCAACTCGTAGCACATCCCCCAAGAAAATTAGATTGACGCAATCACAGATGGCAATTTCTAAGAAATTGGGACTTACCCCTGAACAATATGCACAAGCCGTGCTAAAAATGGAGTCTTAAAATGGCGACCAACAAAACAACCCGTGAACTTGAAACTCGTGCTTTAGTGGAGCGCCCAAAGCAGTGGATGCCCCCTGAACTCCTTCCAGAACCTGATAAGGAACCCGGTTACAAGTACAGATGGATTCGTGTTTCTCTTTTAAATAATGCTGACCCACGTAATATTTCCAAAGCAATGCGGGAAGGTTACGAGCCAGTAAAGATGGAAGAGCAACCGAAGTTTAAACTGCTAATCGACCCCAATAGCCGCTTTAACGGCAATATTGAGATTGGTGGGTTATTGCTTTGCAAGACTCCTGAAGAATTTGTTGAGCAACGTGCTAAATACTACGATGACTTGACAAGACAACAGACGGAGGCTGTGGACAACAACCTTATGCGCCAAAGCGACCCACGGATGCCGCTCTTTAAAGAGAGCAAATCTTCGGCAAGTTTTGGTAAAGGAACTTAAATTTAGGAGCATCTAAAATGGCTTATCCTGTCGTTTCAGCCCCTTACGGGCTAAAGCCGATAAATCTATTAGGCGGTCAAGTTTTTGCTGGAAGTACTCGCATGTACCCCATCATTTACGGATACGCAACTGATATTTTTTATGGCGATTTCGTTGTTCTATCCCGTGGTCGCCTCCAAAGGGCTTCCGTTTCTACTGGCTCTGGCTTAAACCAGACCGTTGGTATTTTCTTGGGATGTACATATACAAACCCTGTAACTAAGCAAAAGCAATTTGCACAATATTGGCCCTCAGGAACCTTGGCTGGTGACTGTCAGGCTTATGTGTCAGATGACCCTGATGCTGTGTTCAAGGCTGTTGTATGTTCTTCTGGAACTACTGTTTCCTCTGGTGCGATTGCGATGATTGGTACTAACCTTTCTGCTATCAATAACACTGGAAGCACCAACACTGGCAACTCAGCAAACGCTGTGTTGGCTCCATCAGCAACCCCAGTAACAACCACTCTGCCTTTGCGTATGATTGGCGTTGTGCCTGAGACTTCTGTAAGTTTGGGAACCGCAACCTACTCCAGTATTTCTACTGCTACCGTGACTTGTTCTGCCTTGCCATATGCGCTTCCCGTTGGTGCAGACGTTGGTTCGCTTGCTGCTAACGGTCAGTACATTGCCTCTGGTTCTTTTGTGGCTACTGCCGCCTCTGCTGGTGCAACATCGTTTGTACTAGACCAAGCGCCAGCAACTGCATTTGTTGCAAGTTCTACGCTTGTGTTCACCCAGTATCCTGAAATCTTGGTTAAGTTAAACCAAGGTTTACATGGTTACTACTCTGCCACTGGCGCATAAGGAGATAAATCATGGCTATTTCACGTGCACAACTACTGAAAGAACTTCTTCCCGGTCTGAACGCTTTGTTCGGTCTTGAGTACGCCCGTTATGGTGAGGAACATAAAGAGATTTATGAAACCGAAACCTCTGAGCGTTCTTTTGAAGAAGAAACAAAACTGTCTGGCTTCTCTGCCGCTCCTGTCAAGAACGAAGGCTCTGCCATCGCTTATGACAATGC